TAGGGGAATAAAAATGGAAACAATATTAGGTTTAGCAATGTTATATTCTTGGGGACATTTAGTTTACTTAAACTGGACTAAATTAAAAGACTTAACAAATTATGAAAAAGGTGTAGCAGTATTTGCTTGGATAGGATTTATTTTATACTTAATTGGAACTTTGTCTTAAATGAAAAGAGGCACTTTTAAACGCAAACCAATATCAGAGCAGAAACCTATGCGTAGGACTCAATTAAAAAAAGTTGGCGTAGTAGGTAAATCAAACATAGAAGCTAATAAACGCATTAAACTACAAAACCCAGTCCAGTATTGCGAAATACAATTAGAAGAATGTTTAGGTACTATGTATTTAACAATCGCTCACAAACATAAAAGAGCTTGGTATAAAGGGAATGTAGAACTATTATCAGACCCTAATGAATATGTAATTGGTTGTGTGAATTGCCATAACAAAATAGAACACAACAAAGAATTAACAGATAAAATATTTAAAAGATTAAGAAATTAAAAATATGAGTAAAAAAACACCAGAAAGAAAAGCAAAACAAAAAGTTAGGTCAGCACAAAACAAAATAAGAAAAGCAGAAAAGTTTAAAAAACTTCAAGCTAAAAATCTTATTGGTGCAGAAGAAAGAAAAGCTAAAAGATTAGCTCGTAAAAAACTAAGTCCAAACTACATTAACAAAAACATAAAAACAATATAATGGCTTATACAAAAAGTGAAGAAACCAAAATACAAAGTGCAATAATAGATTATCTTTTTTTAAAGAAACACTTTTTTGTTCGCTTGAATAACATACCACCATTTGACCCAGTTAAAAGAGCTTTTAGAAAAATGCCTAAAGGAAGTGTAAAAGGTTTGCCTGATATTATGGTTATTACTGACGGAGGTTATATAGTATTTTTAGAAATAAAAGACAAATCAAAACAAAGTCCAGACCAAAAAGAATTTCAAAGAAGATGTACTGAAAAAGGAGCTGAGTATTGGATTATTAAAAGTATAGATGATGTAAAAAACATAGGATTATAAAATGAAAAAACTACCAAAAAACTTAAAACAAAAAATACTAAAAGCAATAAAATGCGGAGCAACAGAATCAGAACTAATAGCAAACACTACTCAATACAGTGTATATAGCTTAACCACAAAAGCAGAGCGTAAAATGGCTAGAGATTTAAAGAATACGATTATCAGGAATATATTTGAAAGTTAGAGTTATCCACAGTTAATGCTTTGAGATTAAAAAAGAAAGGTGTATAATATATACATAGGTTAGCCACTAGTCCTGGCATAAAAACAACCTTAAAAAGTATGAAAGAACCAAAAATATATTACAACGGCAAAAGAATAAGAAGTCGCAAAGAGAAGTTTAATTTATTAAAAATAAAAATAAGAAACTTCTTTAGAAAAGTATTATTAATAAGTTTAATTGGTTTGATATTTGTAGGAATATTTAAGTTAGGAGGTCTATTAAATATAAAGGAAGTTATAGTTTACGAAAAGCAAGAAGTAATACTAGATAACTTAACTCAAAAAGTAAACGAGTTAAAGGGTCAATTATTAAAAGATTTAAAAACTTGTGAAAGTCAGGGTTATAGCGAAGAAAGTGGACTTATAACATTTGACCCACATAGAACAAATAAAAATGTTGCTCCTGCTAGTATAGGGTTATATCAATTCAAAGTAGATACAGTAAAACACTATTACAAAACTCTTTATGGTAAAGAAATAACAGGCAAAGAAGCAATTTTAATCGCACTAGATGATGAGAAAGCAAGTGAATTAGCAAGTGAAGTTATATTTAAAACAGAAAAAGGGCTTTCAAACTGGATAAACTGTACAAATAAACACAACTTAAAAGCAAGATTACAAGTAATTAAAAGTTTAGAACAATAGTCTCTGCTAGTCCCAGAGCCTAAGTAACTAAGAGAAGTATGACAAAAGAAGAATTACTTGAAGCAATAAGAAAAGTAATAGAGAAAGATTATGAAGTTGATGAAGTAAAGGAGATTTATATTATCAACAGAATTAAACAAATTATTAACAAGGAATTAAGTAACTAAGAGAAAAAGTATGAGTAAATTATACACAATGGAATTAGGTGCAAAAATAAAGTTTGATGATTATTGGGATGTTTGGCGAGTTCCTGGAGGTTGGATATTCGCTATGGATACAGGAGATAAAATAATGTCGCAATTTGTACCATTTAATAATGAATTTATGTCTAACAACTAAACATATATGAAACCAAACAAACAAAGATGGAATATAGCAATAGGAATGATTATGATAGGAATAGCAGTTATTGTCTTAACTATTTCAACAGAAAAAGATATTAAACGCCTAGAAAAATACGACACCTGCCTAACACAAGCAATAACAGTAAACCCAGACCCAAATGATACGACAGAGAGAACATTATTATTAGAAAATTGTATGAACCAATAATATGTTTCATAAACACAAATGGAAAGAAATAGCGAGAACATATCAACCCTCAGCTATGGAAGGAAGAAGTATAAGTAGTGGTACAAATATACCTTACTGGGCATTTGAAAATAAAACTACAATTCTTTGGGAATGTGAAATTTGTCAAAACCTTCGTAAAGAAGAAATGGAAGGAAAAATTATTAGTTAACCATAAGAGAGATATAAGAATATGAATGAAAAATACGAGATAAGATTTTGGCAAGATAGTGAGTGGGCAGTATATGAAAAAGGAAGTTATGGAGATTATGTATTTAAAGGCACATTAGAAGAAGTGAATGCGTGGTTATCACTAAGAGAAAAAGGTTTTGAGATTTAGTTATTTTAAAAATCAATAGAGATGTTTGTTGTATCGTGAGTAGTATAGACGGAGGATTATTGTTGATGGTGGCTTTATGCGAGGGGTAAATACAACCCGTAAAGTATAGAGAGGTGAAGATAATCCACTCACGAACACAGCAAATATCTCTAAGTTATCAAGATAGAGGATAGAATGTTTCAAATGGTTGGGTATGGGGGAAATTGATATTTTGCTTCCGAGCATTAAATTATGTTAACCCGAACGCACCCAATCATCTCAAGCATTTTATCCAATATCATTAACAAGATAAGAATGTAGACACAGGGCTTTCTGTAATTGGAATGACGTTACACTGATTACAGTATAAAAAGGTTCGATTCCTTTACATACTAGTTGGTGCTAGGAAACCCATTGTCTGCATTTTTAATCTAATTATAAATTTAACAATTAAAACAAATGACCAATCCAAAAGAAGTGATTAAAAAGTTAATAGAAATATCTTTTGATGACCCTAGTTATGGAACAGTCTTAAAACTAGAAGATATTAAACAATTCATAATTTCCTCTCAAATAGCCACCCTAACCTCCCAACTAGAAGCTATACCAGAAGATGAAGAAATACCAACTCATAGTGATAGTGATATTGAATGTTATAAAGAAGGCATAAACCAAGAACGCCAAAGACAAAGACAAGATTTACAATTAGCAATTAAGGAGTGGAATGAATTAAAATAAATATATGGAAACAAGAGAATACTATAAAACTTTAAATGAAGAACAAAAAGAAATATTTTCAAAAGGTCGCGAAAGTGTTTTAGATGATTTTGATACTGTTTGTTTAGCAGATGGATTTGTTGGATTCACTTCAGAAGAATGGCAAGCTGTTAAAAAATTCTTTGCTTTTAATAAAATGATATCTAGAAAAGATTAACTATTTATGGCCAACCAACAATACATAGAAGAGATAATAAAAGTAGCGATAGAGGGAGATTGGATACCGAGCAATGCAGAGGTATTTAAGAAGTGTAAAAACAAAAAAGAGATTTTTGAAACCTTCCATTTTTGTTACCCAGACGGAGAATCAATAAAACAGCACAGGAGATACTTTCAATACTTCCTTGACCCTAACTTTTTCAGAGCCATTGGGAAGGTTAAGTGGAATGATGAAAATAAATGGAGAATGATTGGAGGAGTTGCCCATAAAATAGATATGAAAACTGGTAAATATATTCCTGTTTGGATTTATCACGCTCTAACTTTCTACGAAATAAATTTTACACAAGACCTAGACCACGCAATAGAATGGCTTTATAATTTAATTAAGGAATAAAACTATGGATAGAATATATAAAATAACAAACCTATGCAGTTATTGCAGTAAAAAACTAGATACTAGGACAGAAGTCTGGGGTATTGGTGCAAAGACTGAATACACTAAAGAAGATTTAACACCTAAATTTTGTGAAGATTGCGAGGAGATTATTAAAATCAAAGCAGAGGCTTAAGTCACCTCATTAAACGCTTTGGAAAGAGAATGAAGAAACATTCAATGTTATGTAAAGCTAGAATGTCTGAAGATGGAATGATGTATACAGGGAATATGGCTACATTAGATATTGAAAAATGTAATTGTGATTTTATGCAAAACACACCAAAAACAATAGAAGATAGAATTAAAGAACTTAGAGAAATAACTATTAAAATTGAAGATTTAATAAATACTCGTATTTTAAATAAATATCTTGGATTAAAAACAATAAAACAAGAAGTTGCAAAAGATAATCTTTCAGAGAAATTTAATATAAAACTACAAGAACTCCTCTCCGAACAAGACCGTATATCAAGGGAGAGTGAAAGAGAAAGAATAAGCAAAAGATTAGATAAACTAACAAGATACGGAACAACAATACATACAACACCACCTAATTTTTGGGCTTATAAGTGTGAAGATGTAGAAGATTTATTACAAACTAACAAAGAGTAAGCAACTCTATAACTGCTATAAATTATGAAAGAAGAATTAAAAGCAAAATGTTGTGATGACCCATATAATCCTAAAATAGTTCATTGTGCTAATCCTTGTTACCCAATGAAAGAGAATACAGATATGAAAGATATAAATACATTAAGAGAAGAATTTAAACAAGAATTTGCTCAAGGATATAAATATTCTCTAAACTTCAATAATGATAAAATTGTAGACTGGTGGTTAAACAAATTCAATCAAAAGCTAGAAGAGATAGAGGAATTGCTAGAGAAAGAAAAAATAGAATTTGATAGTTCAGATACTTTAGTCAAGAAGGTTTTTGACTCTCATAATACAGCCATAGATTTAGCGTTACAAATAATCAAAAACAAAAAGAATTAGAATATGGAAACAACTAATAGAAATATAAGTATGCTCCGCCAATGGCTTAATGAAGATAGAATAACTGACCCTGAAAAAATGGTAACAAATGAAGACATAAAATTTTGGCTAGGAAATGAAAAATGCACCTGTAAAATGGACGAACAATGGAATCCTAAAATAGATAAATCGTGCTATTGGCACTGGAAATAATATGAATTATAAAAAATATATAATATCAAAAGGAGGAGAAGAATTAGGTTTATTGTTTGATGATATACAAGAGTATTTATTAACTTCGTCTGAATATAAAAAGTTTGAAGAGTTTATGGGAGGTCAAACAGTTTGTTGTTTAGGTAAAGAAACTATAGTTTATACAGGAGACTTTGAAAGGTTTATAAAAGGATTACCAGTAATAGATTAAAATAATATGGAACAAACAACAAATGAAACAGGAATAGGAAGAACAGGGACAGATATAATAGAAGGCTCTTGCTCTTGGCTTATGGATAGAGGATATTCACCAACAGAAGTGGTTGAGTTATTAACAGAAACCATAAAGAAACTCACTAAAGATTTAGATTACTGTCCTGTTTGTAAATGCGATAAACCACCGAAATAATATGATAAAGACTTGGGAAATTCCTAGAAAAGATTTACGCCCTAGGTGTGGAATTTGTTTAAAACCATTCAAAAAAGGTCAGTTTAGATATATTAACAAGAAAATTAACGGATATAGGTTTAACAGAGCTTGTATAAAATGTAGAAATGAATAAAAAATGCAGAAATTGTAAAATAGAATTTACCCCAACACAAATTAGAAAGTATTTTTGTGATGGAGTATGTATAAAAGCATACAGAAGAAACTGGTTAAATAAGTTATACAGGAATCAAGGGGAGTTTTTAAGGGAATTAGTGGAGAAAAATTTGCAATCAAATTATTAACACTTGACGTGATTAATTGTTCTATGAAACAATACCAAATAAACAATTTTAAATATATTAAAAAACTGAAAGAAAAACCAACAAAAACTGAATTGGTAGTTAAAGAATGGTTAGAAACTAAAAAAGTAAGATTTATATTTCAAAAAGGTTTTTTATTGCCATTTCATAGAATAGTTGATTTTTATATTCCAAAGAAAAAAATTATTATTGAGATTGATGGTGGGTATCATACAAATTTCAATGAAATGAAAAAAGATAATAATAAAGATATCGAGTTTTTAAGTAAACGAAATATGAATACTATAAGGATAACTAATAAACAAGTTGAAACTGGGGAATATAAACAAATATTATCTTTTCTAGTTTGACATTAACATTAACAAAATAGTATAATATACATATGCAAAAACAACTAAAAGACTTTACAGACGTAGAATTAAAAGCTATAAATTGGGACACATTAGTGGAGATAGAAAAGTTGCAGGCACAAAAAACAGCTATTAATAACGAGTTAGCTAGTCGAGCAAAAAATACTCAAACAACTAAACCTATGGAAAACGAAACAACAGGAACAGAAGTAGTAGAAGAAACTGCAGAAGTTACAGGGACAGAAACACCTGAATAAGTAAAAAAGCACAGATTCAAACCTGTGCTTTGCTTGTTATCTCGGTAATCTTGCCCGTAATAGTACATTTGTAAACGTTTGTAATTGTTTCGTTCTCAAAATCTTCTATTCGTTTAAGCAATAATCCCTTATGATTCTGTTTACACTCTGTGCAAACAAACCAAAAAATCTCTTTTAACATAATGAACTTTTTATATATTATAACAAATGAAAATACTTTTGACTAATGCTTTTCTAGGTGGCAAGACTGGTTCAGAAACTTGGGTAGAAACAATGGCTACTGAACTAGGGAAAGAACATCAAGTATATAAATGGACTCCAGGCAATGAAATACCAGAATGTGACATAGCAATAATAAATCACAATATTTGCTTAAATAAATTAAAAGATTTACCAATCAAAAAGATATTTACCTCTCACGGAGTAATTCCTGACCTAGAGCAACCAGTACAAGGAGCTGATATGTATGTTTCAGTATCAGAAGAAGTCCAAGAAAACTTGCAAACACAAGGTTATGAGAGTATAATTATAAGAAATGGAATTGATTGTGATAAATTTAAATCAATCCAAACAGTAAATCAACAATTAAAAAACGTTTTGTTCAGTTCAAATTATCCAAGTAAAATAGAAGACAAAATATTCATAGCTTGTGAAGAACTAGGATTAAATTTCAGAAGAATAGGAGCAAAAAACAGCACAAGTGAAGTAGTAGAAGCAATAAATGAAGCTGATTTAGTTATAGGATTAGGAAGAACAGCTTATGAAGCTATGGCTTGTGAAAGAAACGTAATAATATATGACTACAATGGAGCTGACGGATATTGCACACCTGAAACACTTTTAGAATACAGAAAGAATAACTGCTCTGGTAGAAGATACAAAAAAGACTACTCAATAGAAGACATAAAAAAAGAACTATTAAAATACAACCCAGCAATAGGAAAAGAATTAAGAGAATACATTTTACAAAACAACAATATAAAGCTAACATCTAAACAATACTTACAATGGAAAAAGATTTAATACAAAACTTTGCAGAAAAAATGACTTATAAGCTAGATATGAGAAAAGATAGATACCAACCAATGGCGTGGCAATCTATGGATTTAAAAAGGTTAATAAAACTTCTAAAAGGCGAACTAGAAGAACTAGAAGAAGGCTATAAAAACAACGATAAAGAAAACATCAAGGAAGAAGCAATAGATATAGCAAACTTCGCATTATTCATATATGAAGTAGCAAACAATGGCTCAAGGTAGAGAATGGACAACTGAAGAAAAAGAAACAATCGTCCAAAGTTTAAAACCTTATTTAGAAATGGGCTATTCTAGGAATAAGGCTTGTAATTTTATAGGATTACCTCCTCAAACACTTTCTAATTGGATTGTCAATGATGACGCACTTGGGATAAAAATACAATCTTGGGAAAACACAGTAAATACAATGGTTATGCAGAACATAGTTCAAGCAATAAAGAAAGAAAGCGAACTAGATGATGATATAAGAAAAGAGAATAGTTGGAAATGGGCAGAAAGAAGAATGAAAGATGACTTCTCTTTAAAGACAGAACAAGACTTAAACATAAAAGAACTACCTAAACCAATAATGGATTTAACTAATGGCATATCAGAAGACAACAGCAACCAAGAGAATATCGGCTCTAACTAAACGTATTAGAGCAGTACAAGGAGGAAGTAGTGCTTCAAAGACTATTTCTATTTTACTTTACCTTATAGCAAAAGCTCAAACAGATAAACAAAAGACTTTAACCTCAATAGTTTCAGAGAGTATTCCACATTTAAAAAGAGGAGCTATGAGAGATTTTAAAAACATAATGCAAGAACACGGATATTGGAGAGATGCTTTATGGAACGCAACTGATTCTATCTACACATTTGAAACAGGCTCACAAATAGAATTCTTCTCAACAGATAACGGAGATAAATTAAGAGGGGCTAGACGTGATAGGTTGTTTATAAACGAAGCAAACAACGTAACCTTTGAAGCATTTGAGCAATTAGATATAAGAACAAAAGAGTTTGTTTATCTTGACTGGAATCCTTCAACGGAGTATTGGTTTTATACAGAAGTAAAAGATAAAAGAGATGACGTAGAACATATTATCTTAACTTATAAAGACAATGAAGCTCTTGACCCACAAATAGTTCACGCTCTAGAATCTCGTAGAGAAAGAAAAAGCTGGTGGCAAGTTTACGGATTAGGACAACTGGGAGAAGTAGAAGGCAGAATATACACTAACTGGCAAATCATAGACGACATACCACACGAAGCAAGGTTAGAACGCTATGGATTAGACTTTGGTTATACAAATGACCCAACAGCTATTGTATCTGTTTATTATTACAATGGAGGCTATATCCTAGATGAGATAACCTACACTCACGGATTATCTAATAAGCAAATCGTGGATATATTTAAAGGTATTACACAATCAGTTATCATAGCAGATAGTGCCGAGCCTAAAAGCATAGACGAGATAAGAAGCTATGGACTTTCTGTCTTACCAACAAAGAAAGGAGCTGATTCAGTTAGACAAGGTATTCAAATGGTGCAATTCCAAAAGATTTCAGTAACCAAAAGAAGTGTGAACTTAATCAAAGAATACAGAAATTATTTATGGAAAGTAGATAATGATGGAAAGATTTTAAATATTCCAGAAGGAGGTGATGACCATTTACTTGATTCTGTTAGATATGCCATAACAGCAATAAAAGTCCCTCACGACCACGAACAAATCCAAGCAAGACAAATACAAATACATAATACGAGAAGAAAACTTTTGACAAACTATTTAGAATAGTAGATAATATAATTATAAAATAATTTTTGTTGTGGAACAAAAATGATAACAAAAGAACTAGCAAAAATAAAACAAACATACGAAGAAAATAGTGTAGAGATTTTAGATGGTCTTTACTTTAGCCAACCACAAACTATAAAGAAAATAGAATATTACTGGGACTCTAAATACATCAACGGTCAAAGAGATGAGATAGGTAGAATAAAACCTTTCTATAACATTACAAAGTTTAGAGTAAACGTAGCAACTAGAGCAACTGACCTAGATATTAAAGACATAAGAGTCTATTCAGATAATCCAACAGATAGAGTCCGTTCAATGCTTATCAACCACGAGTTTAAAAACTGGGCTAAAGAAGCAAACCTTGCTAAAGTATTAAATGATTTTGGAAAGACTAGAGCTAAATATGGTGGTGTATTACTTAAAAAGGTAGAAAAGAAAGGAGAACTTAAACTAGAAATAGTAGAATGGAAGAACGTAATAACCGACCAAACTAATATACAAGGTAGTCCGATTATAGAACTTCACTATATGACTCCAGCCGAGCTTTCATCAAAGAAAGATGTATGGGATAACGTAGATAAAGTAATAAAAGCATACACAGACAAACAAACTAAAAAAGATAATGGTGTTAAAAAGATTTGTGTTATGGAAGCACACGGCAAATTCCCTGAAAGTGTTTTAAAAGAAGGAGGTAGCCAAACTAAATTTAAACAAATGCACTTTATTGTTTCAGGAGATTATGTGCTATTTGAAGAAGAAGAAAAAGAAAGCCCTTATAAGTATTTAGCGTGGGATAACGTAGCAGGTAGAGGGCTAGGCGTAGGTATTGTAGAAGACGGGTTTGAAGCTCAAATGTGGATAAATGACGCTATAATAGCCGAGAAGAACGTCATGGATTTAGCAGGTAAAGTTTACATCAAAACTAACGCAACTTCACTAGGGCAAAACATCTTAACTGATTCTGATAATGGACAAATCTTTGAACTAAAAGAAGGAGAAGATATGAACTTGCTTAACCTTGTTCCTAACTCTCTACCACAATTTCAAAACCTTGTAGAAAAATGGAACACTCAATACGAAAGAGCAACTAATACTTTTGAAGCAGTAACAGGAGAAACCTTACCAGCAAATACTCCACTAGGTTCTGTGGCAATTCAATCAGCTCAAGCGTCTTCATTCTTTGATTATCGTAGAGAAGAAGCAGGTATCTTTTGGACAGAAGTTATAATGAAATGGATTATTCCTGTCTTAATTAAAAAGATTAACAAAGAGCATATTCTTTCATCAGATTTCTCACCAAACGAATTACAAGCTATTGATAAAAGTTTCTCAACATACCACACAAACGACAGAATAAAACAAGGCATTCTTGAAGGAAACATAATGACTCAAGAGCAATATGATGAAGTCTTTCAATTCTATACACAACTCTTAAAAGAAGACGGCAAACGTAGATACATAGATATTCCAAAAGGTTATTTTTCAGACTTTGAAGACAAGCTCACAGTAGATATAACAGGCGAAACAAGAAACAAACAAACAACTCTACAAACACTAGATAATATCCTTGCAAAGATTTCAGCTAATCCTATGCTCTTACAAGACCCTAACCTTGCAAACCTATTAAATGAAATCCTAGAAGTATCAGGTATAAACTTTATTCCAATTATTCCACAAACTCAACCAGTCCAAACAGAAAAGGCTAATATTCCAGAGAATAAAGAGTCAGCATTAACAAAACAAACAGAGTCCGTTTTACCAGCATCACAACAATAATATGGACAGATTAAAACGCTTAGCACAAGATAAGGCAACTATGGGAGATTTAAAAGTATTTTTCATAGAAAACCTTAAAGAAAAACTAATCTCAAAGGCATTCCTAAAGCAAGACATTTCAGGATATGCAGAAGCCAATGAGATAATCAAAAATGCACTTAAAGATTTAGAAGATATGGTTAATCAAAAGAAACCAAAAGGACTAAATAGAAGTGAATAACTTGCATATTAATTTAGGTAAGTTATAATAATTATAAATAGTGTCCACCATAACACTCAAAGAGTAATCCTCTCCCCAAAAGGACTAACAAAATATTATCTCATCATGGATAAACAAGAAGAAGATGTTCAAGTAGAACAGGAAACTGTTGAACAGGAAGAAACTACAGATACAGATACAGAAGAAACCCCAGAGGAAGAAACTGTTGTTGTATCAAAGGAGAAGTTTAAGGCTATGCAAAAGAAAGCAATCGCTTTTGATGCAAGTAAAAAAAATCCTCCAAAAAACATTAATAACACTCTTTCCAGAGAAGAAGCTATCTTAATAGCAAAAGGCAGAAGTGAAGACGAACTAGACTTATTGCATACTATTGCAAAAGGTAAAGGAGTATCTTTACTAGACGCTGAAAAAAATCCTCTTTTCCTAGCTTATGAAGAAAAACAAGCAGAAGAAAAGAAAAAGGAAGATGCTAGATTAGGTGCTTCTAAAGGTTCAGGTTATTCCGAAGCTAAAGATGACTTCAACAAGCCAGGACTAACTAATGAAGAACACAAAGAACTCTGGAAAAAATCAATGTCTAGATAGTGTATATTAGGTTGTGGTAATGGTAGCTAAATTGACAACAATAAATATATGGCATTCCCTTCAGATACGTTCACAGGTGCGTCAGGAGACTTAGATGTAATGATTCCAAAGATTTGGGGTCAAAAACTAAATGACTTCTTTCGTGCAAGTTTAGTTATGGGTAACTTTTTCACTAACAGAAGTGAAGAATTATCAGGTGGTGGTAACATTGTTTACACTCCAAACATAACAGAGATTTCAGCTAACTCTAAATCCACAGGTTCAGCGGTAACTCTAAATTCCCCAACTGAAACTTCAGTTACATTGACAGTAAGCAACTGGTTTGAAGCATCATTTGCTATTGAAGACCGTGAAGCAGCTTTTGTTAAGCATTCATATACAATTATGGAAACTTATTCACAAGCAGCAGCTTATGCAGTTTCTAAGAAATTAGATACAGCTTTAGCTCTACTTTTTGTTTCATTCTCTCAATCAGTAGGAGCTTCAACAGCGGCTATTGCAGACTCAAACATTCGTGCAGCTATTGCATATCTTGATTCAGCAAATATCCCACAAGACAATCGTGCTTTCTTCGTTCACCCTAATGTTTTCTGGAATCAAATCCAAGCATTAGATAAGTTTTCTCTAGCTATTAACTCTCCAGTTCAAGACCCAGTAGCTAAGAAACCTTTGGCTTACCTATACGGTATTCCTGTTTACCAAACTACTCAGATTCAATACGTTTCTGGTACTACTGGTAGAGTAAACGCACTTGCTCACAAAGATGCTTTGCACTTCGCAACATCTCCATTGGGTTCAGGTGGTTCTAAAGGAGCTATGGTAGGTTCAGAAGGAATCCGTGTTCAAGCAAACTATGTGCCTGAATACCTTTCAACTCTAGTCACAGCAGACGTTCTATACGGTGTTATAGAAAATCGTGACCTAGCAGGTGTTAGAATTTTGACATCATAGTCAATTATTAGTTAATTGTTTGTGGCTACTACTCAACTCAGATTGCGAGATAGTAGCCATAAATCTGAAAACAATTATGACAGTTATAATCGCAAATGATTTAAAAAAAGAAAGTGTTAGGCTAGATAAAAACGGAAATGTTATTGACCCTCGCACAAAACAAATTATAGAAAGAAACGAAGTAGTTCAACCAACTCAACCACCAGTACAAATACAAGAAGCTTCTTTCATAAAACCACATATGACTCTCAAAGAAATAAAACAAGCTATAAAAACTCTAGAAGAAATGAAAGAAAAAAAGGTCGCTGAATTAAAAGCAGAACTTGAAGACTTATAATGCGAGTATATTTTACTTCATCTAATATTCAAGGTTGTTATTTTGTCCGTGCTTTACTTCCTTTGCAGGCGAACGGGTGGGACGGCGACCAAACCTCTATTAGACCAGAACATAAGACTCCAGAAGATAAAGCTAAGGCTTCACAACACGCAGACATAGCTGTATTCCACAGACCAGACCAACCAGACCATAAGAAAATTGCTATGCTCTTAAAACAAGCTGGCAAGAAAATAGTATTTGATAACGACGACACTTATCTTGATGATGGTGGTTTTCGTTTTAATGAGTATATGGATAAAGAACGCCTTGAACGTGGAATGAAAAGAGTCCAAAACACTCTAGCAGATTTTATCTCTATTTCAGACCTAGTTACTTGCTCAACAGAATATCTAGCAGAAGAATACAGGAAAATACACAACAATGTAATAGTTTTACCTAATTGTGTAGACCCTTTTTACTTTGATGAGCCTTTAAGAAATGAAAATGGTAAGGTTAGAATAGGAATAGTAGGCTCTCTAATGGCTACAAAAGACATAGAACTAATAGAACCTATCATAAGACACTTTCTAAACAGACCAGACGTAGAAATTGTTATCTTTTCACTACCACCAGATACTCAAGACGAAATGAATAGACAACTTTACAAAGAAGAATACGCTTTTATAGATGAAATAATGAAAGCTGATAATATTATATGGCAACCTTTTGTGATGTTTGATGAATACTACGAAACTCTTAACAATTTAAGACTAGATATAGCAATTATTCCAAGAGCTGAAACATACTTCAATAAATGCAAATCAAATATTAAGTTTTTAGAGATGTCTATGTTTGAAATTCCAGTTATTGCTCAAAGTTTCTCTGATGGTGGCTCTCCTTATGAAGTAGATAAAGAAGATGCCGAGCATATGATACTTGCAAAAGATAACTGGATAGAAGAAATAGAAAAATTAATAGCTAATAAAGAACTTCGCTTAAAAATGGGTAAAGAAGCTCGTAAATATGTTGAAGAAAAATACAACATAGAGAATAATGCTCATTTATGGTTAAAAGCGTATGAAACACTATATGATAAAAATTAAAAACTCAAAACTAAAAGAATATTTGTTAATGAAAGACCAGCTTGTAAATCAAGGTAGAAAGCTATCGTCTGATATTGAAGCTCTTGAATTAGAAATTGAAGCTGTAAACAATGATGAAAAGGAAATTACAAGTAAAGTAAATCCAAAAGAACTAATTAAAAAAGGTGAAGAAATCAACGGGAAGATACAAGAATTAGTAACCGAGCTTGAAGTAGTAGTAAAAGAAATACAAGATATAAAGATTAAAGCTATTCCAAAGGATATGTACGATAAACACTATGCTTTAAGAGATAGAAAAGAGAAAATGGAACGTGAAAGAAACAAGATTGCTCTTAAAATTCAAAAGATAAAAGATAGAGTTGTGCCTATCATTACAAAAGAAGTAAAACCAAAACTAAAAGAATTTGAAGACATAGAAAAAACCGAAATAGTAGGAGATGAAATCGTGGTTACTTTGTTTGACCGAGTAGAAGAATTTAAGAAAACATTTAAGAAAGGGTAAAACCTTTCTTCCTCTGTGTTATCCACAACTAGCACGGAGGGAATAGGGTTTTACTTTTACAAACAAATATATTATAATTTAATTAGCAAGTTGTGGTGCAATAAAAATATGCAGTACAATAATTCTAACGGAGCAGGTTTAATTCAAGATGTTTACTTTGGTGTCAGTACAAATGGCACAGCTTTTCCTATTGGGGATATAACTCGTTCAATCAATAATGGTTTAGATAAGGTTTCTGCTTTAATTTTAAGAGCAGATAATCGTTGGCAATTTGATGATTTAAATAATGTAACACTTCCTATCGCAACAACTGATTTAATAAACAACCAACAAGATTATTCTTTTGATGATTCGTTTCTAGAAGTAGTTAAAGTATTAGTTTCAGATGATTCAGGAAACTTTCGCCCTATATATAACATAGATGTCCACGACCAAGATGTTTATTCTTATTTAGAAAATAAAACAGAAAATGTATCTATCCCTTATAGATATGATGTAGTCGGTGGCTCTGTAATGCTAGACCCTAGACCTAACTATAACTACACAGCAGGATTAAAAGTTTATTTTAAAAGAAAAGCAGAATATTTTACAACAACTGATACAACTAAAGAACCTGGTTTTGCTTCTCAATTCCACAGGATACTTTCATTATATGCACAACTAGATTACGCAGTTGCAAAAGGCTTAAACAAAGTAGAACAAATCAAAAGAGAAATTCTTGAAATGGAAAAAGCTATATCAGCTCACTATTCAAGAAGGTTGAAAGATTATAAATTTAGAATGATTCCTAAATACAGGAATCCTGCTTAATATGGCTAATTGGACAGAACAAGAAAAGTTTAGTTCACAAATCGCTATAACTTATGATGCGGACATTGAGTACAATGACCAAGCATATACTTATAATGGTAAAAAATTAACCATTTGGACAGAAGAAACAAAACAATAATATGGCGACAAAAAATAACCAACCTAAATGCACACATAAAAGACAACATAAGAATACAAAAGTTCTTAACTGTTTCCAGTGCAAAAAAGATTTTGATATTATTAGTTGTCGTAATAATAAGTTTTGTAAAAGTTGGTGTGCTAGAAGATTTTATAAAGAAAATTACTCAGGAGAAGATAGTAAGAATTTCAAACACGGAATTCATTCACAAGGTTACAAAAGAGTAGGCACATCAAACAATAGAAAATTAGAACATCGGGTAATTATGCAAGAAATACTAGGTAGAAAACTTGCTAAAAATGAATGGGTACATCACATAAATGGAGATAAACTAGATAACCGACCACAAAACCTAATATTAGTATTACCAGAAACACACTTCTCAGACATTATTTGCCCGAGTTGTCATTATCACTTTTTAATTAAATAATTATATGATTAATTTTCCAACAAGTTTAGATAGTTTAACAAACCCAATAGGAACAGATTCAATGTCTGTTGTATCTCACGCTGGACAACATACTAACGCTAACGACGCTATAGAAGCCTTAGAAGCGAAGGTAGGGGCTGACAGCAGTGCTGTAACAACCTCACACGACTACAAACTTTCAGGAGTAACTGGAAGTGATAAAGCAGTTTCAAAGACTGGCACAGAAACTCTAACTAATAAAACCCTAACAAGCCCACAAATAAACTTCGGCTCTGACGCTAACGGAGATTTAATCTATCGTAATGGTTCAGGAGTAACAGCAAGACTTCCAATAGGCTCTACAGACCAAATCTTAGCAGTTCAAGCAGGTGTGCCAACTTGGGTAGCTAACCCTAGTGCATCTCCCGCTTCAACAACTGTCGCAGGTGTCGTAGAACTAGCAACCACAGCAGAAACTGAAACAGGCACAGACGCTACTAGAGCAGTAACCCCAGACGGACTACACGATATGACAACTCTAGCAGGTGCCGCTTGGTTCTTAGATGAAGACACAATGTCATCAGACAGTGCAGTTAAAACAGCTTCACAGCAAAGTATTAAGGCGTATGCAGACACAAAAGCAACATTAAATGAAGTTCCAAATACAACTGCTACTAGTAATGTTTGGTATTCTTGGATATCTCCTATTTTTGGTTATACAGATACTGGTCCTAGTTATGTTTTTCCAGGTTGGGTTGGGACAGCGTCATCTAGTGGAAATCAATCTTTAGGAGGAGGCGGTGTTACAAGTTATGGTTCTAATACCCCATTACTTTATGCCGCAATTCCTGGTAGTGGAAGTGGAGAAACATATAGTGCTACAGACTCAAAAGATATTAAAATAAAATGGAGGGCAAAGTTAGGGAATATGGGAGCAAGTAACTATATGGGTTTTGGAATCGTAGATGCATCTACAACATTTGACGACATACACACATCTACAGTAAAAGGAGTCAGATTTTTACTAAATAATACTACAATGTATTATTCTGTAGGAGATGGTTCTAATAATACAAGTGCTTCCATTTCAATGACAATAACAAATTGGAATACATATGAGATAGTATTTAATCCTGGAACAGATGTAAAATTTTATGTAAATGGGACACTACAAGCAACAGTCAGTACAAACTTACCTACTGGTTCAATGCAGTTTTTTGGATTAGGAGCAAATGCTTCTTCAACTATTTATTTATCACCAATAACATTTAGTTTAGAACTATAATCTATGTATAAAGACGGCACACTAACAATCTCAAAATGGTTTCAAGGAATGACCAAACACCCTATCATGGGTTTTGGTCTAATTGAAAATGCAGAAGTCTTTGAAAACAAAGGTCTAGTAGTGCCGAAAAAAGGACTAGCAACAACTTCTTTAATTGCAGATGGATTACCTTTAGCTTATGTAATTGATATTTACGGAAACTTTTACTACGCAACAGCAACTTCAATATACAAAAACACTTCTTCAGGTGGAGTAATGATAACAGGGCTTACCTTAGTAAGAGATATAAAAGTCTATAAAAACTATTTATGGGTAAGATATGGAGCTAATATAGGTGCTTATGGGCCGCTTGATAGTGGCTCGGCTACTTGGTTTCCAGCTCTCTTAACTTCATTCAACGCAGACTATCAAGGTCAATTAGTAGTAGGACAAGACGACTACTTATACACTACAAACGGAAACTTAATCTCAAAACTAGAAGTAACAGCTAGCGGAACTGTAGGCGTAGCACCGACAATAATCGTAAACACCGCACTAGACTTACCAGACGGGCAATACACTACTTGCATAACAGAATACGGAACTAAAATAGCAGTAGGAACTGATAAAGGGCGTGTTTACACTTGGAACAGACAAGCAGGAACTTTAGGTAATCCTGGACTTGCAGACTTACCTATTGTATTCAACGAAAACGCAATTTATCAACTATATTCATATCAAAACAGACTCTATGTAACAGCAGGTAGAAATGGAAATGTTTATATATCAGACGGAACTAATTATAGAAAACTAGCAACTATCCCTTTCACAGAAAGATTTGAAATAAATAATCAAACAGCATACATACAACCTCAAGTAACTTATAACCCAAACGCAATAGCAATATCTTCTAAAGGCAATCTTTTAGTAGGTAATGTTTCAACAAATGGAGTAGCAGAAAGTGCAGTATGGGAAATAACAGATAGTGGAGAAACAATTTTAGCTTACAAACTAGCCACAGGTAAAACAAGTGGAAGTGCAATAGGTATTGGGTTTATAAATATCAATCCACAAGGAGCAGACCAATTAAGAGTAGGTTGGTATAAAGGAGCTTCTGATGGAATTGATGAAGACACAGATACTTTTGCAAACATAACAATAGAAAGTCCTTTAATAAGAGTAGGCACATATAATAAAAAGAAATCATTTGAACACATAGAATGGACTTTAGCTGATACTTTAGCGACAAGCGACCAAATAGCAATTTCATACAGAAAAAACACAAGTGAAACTTACACATTAATAAATACTTGGACTTATGCAAACTTGGGAGATATAGCTTCTTTTGAAGACATAGCAGGTATAGCTGATTGTGAGTTTATTCAATTAAAAGTAGCAACAAGTGGAGGAGTTAATTTAATAGATATTACTTTACGATAATGGAAAACTTAAAAGACCATAAACACAACGGAACAGATAGCCCTAAACTCGTAATACAAGAGTGTTTTGAAAATGTCCCACAAGATGCAATAGACCAAATAACAGGCACAGCAGACGGAACATATTCAGCAAATGAACAAACTTTAATAAATGATTTAAAATCCACAGTAAATGAACTATTAACAAAATTAGCAAATGTAGGTATAATAAATTAAAATGAACCCTAATAACTTAACTCAAGAACAAATAAAACAAGGTTACTCCACAATAGAAGGAGCTTTTGACCCACTAACAGGAAAGTTAAAACCTTCTAATGTAATCACTCCACAAAGTTTACAACCACAAACTCCGATACAACTTCCACAAACTCCAGAAATCACTACTCCACAGCAACCAATAGTAAATATGGCAAATCCGTTTTTAGAAGAACTTAAACTAAACGAGCAAGAACAAAAAGCACAGCAATTCCAAACTGCTGGTATTGACCAACTCATAAGAGATACCATAGCTTTAGAAAGCGAGGGACAAAGTAGAGCCGAAGAATTTGCAAAAGCAGGTGTTTCTACTCTTAAGCAAGACTTACAAGGTATTAACTCTCAAATCTTAAAGAAACAAGCCGAAGTCCAACAAGACGACATAACTCTCGTAGCAAATATGAGAGCAGAAGAAAGACGAGATACTCTTTTACCTTTCGCAGAAATGGGCAAAGCAAAGTTAGCAGGCGACGCTATGATAGTTAGAGCATTAAAGAACGCTGAAATAGGCGTTTTAAACGCCACAGCTCTCGCTAAACAAGGAGATATAGCATTAGCTATACAAACAGCAGAAGAAGCCGTAGCGACTAAATATGCCCCTTACAAAGCCCGTATAGAACGTTACGACACTATTATTAAAGCATTAGACCCATATTTAAGTAGTGCAGAGAAAAAAGAAGCACAAAAACAACAATTCAAAGGTCAAATGGCTATGAAAGAAATTGAAAAAGTAGAGGAGAATGAGAAAGCAATAGAAAAAATGTTACTAGACGCTACTCCAAACGCTCCAGCAAATATAATAGCAAGTGCAAATGCTGTAAAACAAAGAGGTGGTAGTGCTTTAGAAGTAGCTCAAGCTCTAGGTAAATATGGTGGGGATTATCTTAAAACAGAAATGCTAAAAGAACAAATAAAGACTGAAAAGGCACAACAAGCAAATATTTACAATACTATTTCTGCAAGAAATGCTGATACAATAAGGCAAGATAATGCTGCAAAAGGAATAAATAATGGAACTCTTAAACAAGAAGATATAGCAAAAGCAATAGAGTCTAAAGTAGGAGTTAAAACAATAGCAGTAAAAGGATTGGTTTCAGAATTAGAAAACTTAAAATCTTTATATGCAAAATATGGTGCAAGACCTGTTACCGCAGAGGGTATTGGAGCAATTCAATCAGCTCGTTCTTCTGCTCAATTAGCTATTACCGCTGCATTTGGACAAGGAGCAATTTCAGCAGATGACAGAACAAATTACGAAAAAATAACAGGAAGTAGTTTAAGTGTTAATCCAACAGCAAACCTAAACCAAGCCCTTGAAACCCAAAAGAAAAACTATACCAATAACTTAAATTTATTAAATACAGCATACCCTGGAGTTGATAAATTAGAAACTTTTGGAGGTGCTACAACAACTACGATAAACCCAGCAGATAATAAATTTGGACAATCATTAGGTGTTCAAGCTCCAGTAGATTACACAACAACAAATATGTCTGTTGGTTCTGACGGAGCATTGGTTTGGAAATTACCAACTAACAACTCAACAAAATAATGGCAAATATAAGAGAAGCATTTGAATACGCATCAAAAAATCCTAATAGTGATTTTGCAAAGAACTTAGAAAAAATGGCAGCTAGTGGGTCTTTGAACTTAGAAGCTAAAAAATATGGGCTTGACCTTTCCCCATTTCAACCTAAACCAGAACCAGCTAAAAGAAGTATAGGCGAGAAAGTTTTAGACTTTACAGGTGGTAAAGAAATTGCTCAAGGTTTAGGACAAGGAATTGCTAATACAGGGTTTGCAGAAAAAGGAGTAAAAATATTCGGTAAAGAAATTATTGCACCAGGAAATGTATCAAAACAAATACAAGAAACTCAATCTCAACAAATGGATATACAAGGTCAATTACTTGCAAGAATAAAAGAAAACAAAGCAACAGGTCAAGATACTTCAAGACTAGAAAATGCTTTAGCTGTTTTAAATAACGATATATATAATACAGGTGAAGGTGCAAAAAAATTACTTAATCAAAATGAATTAACTAATAAGCAAGTCTTAGGCGATGCTCTACAACTTGCTACAACAGCAAGTGCAGGTAAAATAGTAGGAACAGCTAATAAGATACCAATAAGTGGTGTAGGTGTGGGTTCAGGAGCTTTAAAAGGAGCTACAACAGGAGCTATTGGTGGAGTTGCAACTGGAGGACTTACTGGAGCTTCACAAGGACTACAACAAGACAAAACAGCTAGTGAAATCTTAAAAGATACTGTAAAGGGTGGATTAATTGGAGGTGTAGCTGGTGGAGTTTTAGGTGGTGTTATTGGTGGTGCTTCAGGTGGAGTAAAACAAGCTAAAATTACAAAACAAAACAAATATTTAGATGCAGTAACTCCTAACACAAAAGATTTAACACCCACAGAATACGAAGATTTATTAAATCGTGGTAAAATTACTCCTAAAACAGCAACTCAACCATCTAAATATATTCTTTCACCAGAAGAAAAAACTATTGCTCAAAAATATAAGAGTATATTTACTAATGACCCTGTTAAAAATACAGAAAATATCATAAATGAAATATCTAAAAAAGATAAAGAAGTAGGAACATTCTTAAAAAATAATAATGGAATATTTAGTACAGGTGAATTAAAAAATAGTTTAACTAAAAAATTAGCAGATATTGACGACTTAACTATTGATGAAGCTAGACTATCTAAACTAAAACAAAGCACAGTAAATAATTTCTTAAAGAGTCTTAAAAAGAATGATATGGAAACTCTTTGGAAATCAAGAAAAGAATTTGACCGAACAATAGAGAAAGCATTTTCAGGTTCTCCAACACTTCAAAATACTATTAAGAAAGAATTTAGAAATGCTATTCAAGACTTTATATCAGAAAGAACTCCTGACCAAGTCTATAAAACTTCTATGAAAGAAATGAGTCAATTATTTAACCTTAAAGATATAACAAACCAAAAGGCAATCAAAGAAAAAGGAATGAACGCTATTCAATTATGGATTAAAAAACATCCTACTAGAACAAAAATTATAGGAGGTCTTGCAGGAACAGGAATAGTTGCTACTGGCTTAAATGGTTTATTAAAAGATTAATTTAATGATTGTATGTATAAATCAGTTAAAATCCAACCACATACACCACCAATAATTGCTAATATAATCATACTTAACTAATACCACATAACAAAAAATAAATCAATGGATAAACTAAAAAGCCTAAAAGAACAGATAGAAACAATACAAGCAAAATCAGCTGTAACAGGCGAGATTAGAGCTTTTGTAACCCTTGTCCTCAAAATAATCAAAGAAACAAAGGATAATTTTGACTCTATCTCTAAAGAAAACCTTGCAACTATCCAACAAGCTATCCAATATATAGAGAAAGAACACAATAAAGTTATCAACAGTGTTTCACAAGAAACAAAAGAAGTTAAGTTAGATTTCGCAAAACAAGTTAAAGAGCTTAAAGACTTAATTTCTAAAGTAAAAACCATCAAACCTATTGACGGACAAGACGGATACACTCCAGTAAAAGGAGAAGACTACTTTACAGAAAAAGAACTCAAAGATATAAAAGATGAAGTCTTAAAAGAAACTCTAAAAAATATTCCAAAGTTAGATGACACTAAAATCATTGAAGAAGTAAAAAAGAAACTCAAAAAAGAAAAGTATATTTCTCAAGAAGATTTAGACCGAGCTTTATCTATCCTTGACCAAAGAACTTCTTTTCTTTTGCAGAAACATAGCTCTAGCGGTGGCATATCAAACATAACAGGCTACATAGAAGCAGGAACAAACGTAACATTTGATGGTTCTGGTACTTTAGCTGACCCTTATGTTGTAAATGCAACTGGTGGCGGTGGAGGAACTCCAGGAGGTTCTGATACTCAACTCCAATACAACAACGCAGGCTCATTCGGAGGCATATCAGGAGCAACTACAAACGGAACAAGCGTAACATACACAACAGGCAATCTTTTAGGAGCAGATATAAAAGCAAGTAGCTCGGCAGGTGTAGAAATCTTATCAAACGCAGGCACAGTAACAGCCCTATTTGGTGCAGGTGGTGGAGCTAATTCTACATTCTATGGTGGCTCTAAATTTGACTACGCAACAGCAACAACTGTCCCTTATTTTGATGCTTCTAAAAACTTAATATCAAGTGCAGTAACTCCAACAGAATTAGGTTATCTTTCAGGTGTAACAAGTGCAATCCAAACTCAATTAAATGGAAAACAAGCAAGTGATACACAACTAACTTCTCTAGCAGGACTTTCATATACTGGTAATGCACTAAAAGTAGTAAGAGTAAACGCAGGAGAAACAGACTTTGAACTAGCTACTATTTCAGCAGGTGGTGGAACAGTAACATCTGTATCAGTAGTTTCAGCTAACGGATTTGCAGGAACAGTAGCTACAGATACAACAACCCCAGCTATAACTCTAACAACTTCTATCACAGGTGTATTAAAGGGAAATGGAACAGCAATAAGTGCTGCAACAGATGGAACTGATTATCTCTCATCAACTACTGGTGTTACCTTAGCACAAGGTTCAGCACAAACTATTGGAACAACTACAAATAGAGTTCTTAAATTATGGGCTACTGATATAACTGTTACTAACGCAATCGCAGGTTCAATCACAGGCAACGCGGCGACTGTTACCACAAACGCAAACCTTACAGGAGTAGTAACTTCAACTGGTAATGCTACCGCAATAGCAGACTCAGCTCTTTCAATAGCGAAAACTTCAGGACTTCAAACAGCACTAGACGGCAAACAACCATTAGACGCAGACCTAACTACAATAGCAGGACTAACAGCCACAACAGATAACTTTATTGTGTCTGTAGCAAGTGCTTGGGCTTCAAGAACTCCATCACAAGTTAGAACTACTCTAGGACTTGTTATTGGTACAAACGTGCAAGCGTATGACGCAGACTTAACTACTTGGGCAGGTATAACTCCAGGCACAGGAGTAGGCACAGCACTAGCAGTAAACGTAGGAAGTGCAGGAGCATTTGTAACATTTAACGGTGCATTAGGGACTCCATCTAGCGGAACTTTAACTAACGCAACAGGACTCCCAATAGCAGGTCTTGTATCTTCAACTTCAACAGCATTAGGCGTAGGTTCTTTAGAATTAGGACACGCTTCTGATACAACTATTTCAAGAGTAAGTGCAGGGGTAGCTGCGATTGAAGGTGTAAATATCTTAACTACAGCAGGTGGAACTCTTACAGGTAATATAGTTCTTGGAGAAAATACTTCAATTGACTTAGACCCAGCAGGTAGTGCTGACGGAAAATATTCAGGTATTTGTATAACAGGAACAGCAGGAGCAACTTTAGCTTTTGGAGATTTAATTTATCTTGATGGAGTAGCGGCAAACAATAGGTGGGAACTTACAGATGCAGATGCTTCAGCTACAGGTGGACCAGTATTAATTGGTATGTGTGTTTTAGCCGCGGCAGGTGACGGTTCAGCAACAAAGATTTTACTTCAAGGACAAATAAGAGCAGACGCTAAATTCCCAGCTCTTACAATAGGTAGTCCAGTATATCTAGGAGAAACAGCAGGAGCAATTCAAACAGCAATACCTACAGGAGCAGATAATGTTATTAGAGTTGTAGGATTCGCATTAACAGCCGATGAGATTTACTTTAATCCATCACAAGACCATCAAATAACAGTAGCTTAATTATGGCAATTATAACTTTTACAGGATTTGAAGGAGGAGCAGCAACACTAGAACCATTTTCTGTTTCTGGAACAACGTCTTTTGATACAAGTACAGTCAGAACTGGAATATACTCTTTAAGATGCAATCCAACTGCTACTAATGGTGGGTTTGTTAATATTCAAAAATTTGGTGCATCTTCAGAAAATGCAGTATTAGCTATTGCTGATTTATATACTCAATTCTATGTAAGATTTGCATCTCTACCAACAGGAGCAAATCTTACAGAATTTTTTGAAGTAAATAATTCAGATGGTTCAATAACATTCAATGCAAGAATAGACAGTGCAGGTAAAATAAATGTATTTAATAATGCTACACAATTAGGTTCTGCTGGAACTACAGTACTTTCTACAGGAGTTTGGTATCAAATAAGAATAAGAGTGCAAGGTACTACTACTGGAGCGTATTCTTTATCTATAGATGGAGTTAGTGAATTTTCAGGAACTTCTGACTTTGGAAATTTTAATACTAATATAATGTTTTTAGGTATTGCAAATAAAACAAATACAACAGATAATACTGATACCTATTTTGATGATGTTGTATTAGACGATTCTACTTTTCCAAGTGGAGCTGCTTCAGTAAAATCTATAGTTCCTACAGCTAATGGTACAACTATGACCTGGAGTGGTGGAACAGGAGCATCAGATTATACTCAAGTAGATGAAATTCCAGCAGATGATGCAGATTATGTTCAAAGTCCAACAACAGGAAATCCAAACACAGCTTTATTTGCAATGCAAGACACGTCTACTGTTGGAATAAGTGGAACAATATTAGCATTAACTGGAGTAGTTCGTTCAAGAGAAAATACTAGTGTAACTTCAGCTCACTTTACTCGCATAAATTCAGGTGCTTCAAATAGTGATTCAACTTCTTTTAATGGAACAACATCAGTAGTAAGGTCTGGTAAACTCACATTAGTAGACCCTGCTACTTCAACTGCTTGGACTACTTCAGGCATAGATAGTGTTCAAATAGGAATGGTAGAAAATAATGCTGTAGCAACAAGAGCTACAACAGTTGTTGGTTTTGTACTTTACATTCCAGCAATAGGTCCAACAAACATAAAATCATACAACACAAACGTATTTGCAAACATTAAAAGTATAGACACAAACTTAATAGCTAACGTAAAAAGTTTAGACACAAACGTATAAGATGAACGAAGACCAATTCAAAAAAATAGAAGAGTTAATAGTAAAAGCCGTACAATCTGGTAAACAAGAAACTAGCGGACTTGCTGACGAAGTACTCAAAAGAATAGAACCAACTATTAAAGAAAGCATGGACAAAAACTTTAACGGCAAAATGGGGCGTTTAGACCAAAAATTATCAGACCATATATCTAGTTTTGACGAATTTAAAGAAGATATGAAATCAATATTTAAAGATAAAGAAATAAGATTAAATGTTTTAGAAAAAGGTAAAATTCAAATATGGACAGCAATAAGTGTTTTGTTATTATTTGGAGGTGCTATAATTACCTTATCAGTAATGGCAATAGATAATAAAATAAAAAATGGTTTTCAAAGTGAAGAAATGCAACAAGCAATAGATAAATCGGTCGAACAAGCATTATCCAAATATGACATAGAATATCAACCATATGAAGAAAGGTAAAATAATAATCAAAGGTAAAAAAGTTTTCAAAGGCAATCCTAACGGAAAAGCAATAGCTAAAAAATAAATGGAAAAAGAGGAATTTAAAAAATTTAAACAATTTGTAATAACCTCATTAAGAGAATCTTTAGAATATCCACAAACAAAAGACCAAGAAGAAATTAGACAAGCCGAAATCGTAAACCAAAAAATATTAAACGCTATAAATAAAATATTAAAACTATGAAAATCTACTACACTACACAAGGTATAAATAAAGATTTACTGTTACAAGGTATAGCAGAAGTAAAAAAGCACCAAAGTAAAGTAAACCTTAACTTTGAGTTTATTGATTTAGGCGAAACTACTACTCACTTCCCTATCAAATACTTAAACACAAATCAAAGACTATTAGATAGTTCAGCAATATTCCAAGACGGAAAATCTAAAGGTTATATCTTTGGACAAACTAATATTTTAATGCACGTTTATGACTGGACTAAATACAATCCACAACCTACAAACCCAGCAACAGACGGATTAGTTATGCAAATGCCAGAACAGTTTTGGAATGTATACCCTGATATTTTCTGTGAGTTCTGGTATCACGAGCTGGCTCATTTTTATTTCTTTAAAACAGGTTTTGCCGACATAACTCATAACTACAATCCTGACTTTGCTAGACTACCTAGAATAGACTGGTATTTGCATTTATTAAAGGATTTACACAAGCTAGTAGACAATAAGCCTATTTTACCCGTAGTAACGCTTAAAAGGGCGTATAGCGACGATAAACAGCAATTAGGAGACTTAATAGCAGACGGATTTAAGTGTAAAACCTTAGAGCTTTCTTGGAAAGATAATAAGCAAAATATCTCTTGTATTCCTAAAGGCAGATATAACGTAAAAAGAAAGTTTAGCCTAAAATTTGGCAATGTTTATGAAGTTCAAAATGTTCCAAACAGAGGAGGTATTTATATTCATAATGGAAATACTTTTTTTGACATTCAAGGTTGTATCTTACTTGGGGATATGTTCGGCGACGTGAACAAAGATAAACACGCAGACATTCTAAACTCAACAAAAACAGTAAAAGCATTTCAAACATTTATGGGAGGTAAAGATTTTATTTTAGAAATTATTTAGTATAATTAATATATGCCAGGCTATAGAATAATAAAACTTAAAAAGAAAGATATAACCGACGAGGTCGTAGATTATCAATATAACAAAGATAATAATATGGAAAAAAGTAAATGGTATAACTCATCAGCAAATCCACAAGATTTAAGTATCACTATTAGAGGACTTTTATTAGCGTGGATTCCAATGATAATAGTAATAGGTCAATTCTTTAATATTCCTTTAACAACAGAATCACTTACTGAATTAATACAATTAGTAACTGGTCTTATTTCAGCATTTATGATTGTAGGAGGATTTATTAGAAAGATTTATTTTTGGTTTGAAAATAAATAATTCATTCCATCGACTGATTGGTTTTTCTTTTTCTTGACCTTTCTTGGAACTACGAATTGGCACGACAGGTCTTAAAAGTTACAGTTTGTCCTGATGGACTCTGTAGCTTTTTTGTTTTACAATTAGATTAAATTGTTCACCTTAAAATTTAAGATTATGATACTCGGTATTTGTCCTCGTTGTAATTCTTACAAAGAATTAGTTTCTCATTTGTTTAATTCAAAAGAAATCCCTTGCTTATGTAAGGAATGTGAAAAAGAACTTCACGAAGAATCAACTTTTGAAATGAAAATTGTGGATTTAATAAATCCTAATCAAATTAATTTAAGCTTATGAGAGAAAATCTAAGAAGCTAATTTCGGTTGGCTTCTTTTTTATGGGACTTATCCACAGATTTTCTAGCAGTTTTTTTGTCAAGGGTTTATACTATTTACAGAGCAAATAAAGAGCTGTTAAAAATTTGCAAATTGTACAGGTTTCTAAAAAATAAAAATGAAACTTTTAGTTTACACCTCCCTACTCTTGAAAGGACAGGAGTAGCCGTACAAATTAAATAGCACAAATGATAATAAATTTTTTTCTTATATAAATATAAAGCTCAGATATTAACCTATTCTAGACAGCCATAGATACTAACTGCTCGACACAGTTAGTATTTTATGTATAATGTAGTTACTGAGGTTCTTCATACTTTCCTCAGATTTTTTTAAAAGATTAAGCAAGCGACTAGGCTTGCTTTTTCTATTTATGGTATAATAAATATATGAAAAAACTCAAAGGCATATTACTACCAATAGATATATACAACTATGAAGTTAATGTTATCTATGGCGATAAAAGCTTAATGAAAGATTATTTAAAAAATAAATATCCAAAATCTTTTAAAGTAATAGAAGATAAAGATGTTAGTTTTTCTAGTGCATTTTGTTTTGTTCCTGAACCTGATGGACAAAAATTAGTAGAAGAAATTTATATTGGAGAAACTAAAAACAATTATAGTAATATTGCTCACGAATGTTTACACACAGCTTTATATTTATTTGAAAGTAGGCAAGTATTAATAGACCCAGCATATCAAAACGGACATGAAGCATTAACTTATCTTTTAGGGTATATGGTTAGACGTATTCAAAACGCTAAAAAATGGTATGACTACGACTTTAAAAAAAAGAAATGGAATACAAAGTAATTGACACTTGTCAAGAACTATGCTAGAAAGAACTTAGCTCTTTTAGAGAGCTTTAAACGTGAAGACGGGTCAAAACTAATATTGCAATTTCAAAAGAACTCCAAACGTAGGGGTTCTTTTTGTTTTACTACATATAGTAGTTTTTGTAATTCTCTATATACACTTATCCACAGGTTTATCTATTGCACGATTTATTCTGTTTGCTATAATAGCTATGTTAGTAATTTACTAACCACGAGAGTAACCCGTTTCAAAATAGGTAAGAACCTTTTCATGAGATGGGGGAGTGGAGAAATCCATTCGCTCTCTCGTGAAAGGGTTTTTTTGTTTTTAGTCCACCAAAAATCCACGCTGGATAACTCAGGACTTAAATAACCGAGTGGCAAGCGTCAACGTAAACCTCAACCTCATTTAAAGTTTTGCTCTTTATAAATCAATATCCATTCTTTACTTCTCTATTAAGAGAATACAAGAACAGCCTAATCAAAGGGAACTCGGAACACACCACCAGTTAGCTTTAAATAGGGAAGGGAACGGAAGTGGTTTGGTCTTTAGTAATACCTATGGTAATACGCAAATATGAAAAAAGAAAAAAGAAAAGAAGAGAAAATTAAATATAAAGTTTTTACATTAAGATTACACGAACAAACAAGAGATAAGTTTATTAAACAATGTAAAAGGTCGGACTTATCGTGGAACTTATTTGTGTTAAAATTATTAGAACAAAATGAAAGCCAAAAAAAACATAGAAATTAAATTAGGAGGTGGAATATGTAAAAAGTGTGGTCAAGTGTGTGTGATAAAAAAATGGAAAAAACCACCAGTAAAAAGAAACTACTATTTTACTCAATGGGATTATTGTTTAAAGTGTAAAACAGTATGGTTTGATGAAAAGTATAAAAGCCAAGACTGGCAAGAAAACGAAAGGCAACAGGATTTTTTTAGAAACATTATTTAAAAGCATTATTAAAAGATAAATAACTATGCAAGAAAAACAATTAGAAGGAATATGCTTTACTTGTGGAAGACATATTTATAAAGGAGAAGATAACTTTGAATGGTTAAAAGTTAAGAACGGAGGATACTCTTTAAATCATATTTCTCATAAAAAATATAAGACTGAATTATTACCAGAAGAAATAAATAAGAGGTTTGATGATAAGTTTGGCGAGGTTCAAAAGTATCACCCAGCATATTGGGAAGCTCCTGATAAAGATGGAAGCCAACGAGCTGTACCAAATAAAGTAACTTCTGAATCAGAACACATAAAATCCTTCATACAATCAGAAATCTCACTAGCAGTAAAGCAAGAACGTGAAAGAATATTTAAGCAACTAAACACAGCATTAAATAAACACTCAAAATCAATATCAGAAGGTGGTCTAGATTATGTTAAAGCGTTTGAAGAAGTAGAAAAAATAGAACACGAATTATTAAAAGATAACAAATAAAGAAATGAAAACATTATTTGACAAATTAGAAGAAGAAAAATATAGGGGAGTTACATCTCAAGAATATAAAGATACTATATTGAATTATTCAAATGCTATGTTTGACTTGTTTGATAAAGATAAAAAATACGCAAATGGTAATTTAGGACTGCATTTAATGTGGCTTGGAAGTTGGACAAGTATGTTTATTGGCAGAGAAGTAGTAGATTATTCAATAGATAATTCAGTGTCTTTAAACGACGCACTTATTGAGATTTTAAAAATAAACTGTGGTGGAACTGGAAAAGCAGATTTAGATAAAATAAAGTTGTTATTAAAAAAATAAAAGTTAAAAATACATAAATTTATGAAAAAAAATAAACAAATAACATATATTATAAAAATAGATTGTATAGTTAATGAAAAAGGAGTAGTAATACCGAACGGAGCTTCTGAAAGTATTAAAGATGAAAAAGGTAAATATTTAGATATGCTTGTTTACCCTCAAACTCAAACAATTATGATGATTTGGCTAGGTAAATATTTTTCTTACCCTAAAATGAGATTATAATTATGCAAGAACTCTCAATCCAAAACTTAATCCTCCAAAAGATACAAGACTTAGGTAAAAACAAAACCACCCTAAACGAAAGACAAACTTTAATAAAAGAACTTCACGAAGTCTATATCCTAGAAAACAAAGTGGAAAATTATTGTAGATTTTTACATTGGAAAAAGAAAACCAAAGGCACACCAGAAGAATTTAAAAAAGCAAAGCTACCTATAAATCAGAAATACATAACACCAAATACACCGAGCTACTTTGCAATACGATTGAGCCATATACCAACGAAAGATTTATACTTCCTGATTTCACAAAAAAACGACATAGGACATAGACAAAAGTATAGACGGTCGGCATTTACAAAATACTTATTTTTTAGCATAAAAGCAAAATGATTGTATTAGCAGTATTATGGTATATGTATGAAGAAGCAATCTACTGGATATGGTGGGCGATTGCTGACAAAGAATTAGATTTTTACGAAAAGAATACTTGGGCGTTTAGAGTATTTTGGATAGTATTATTATTAACGATTATATATTTATGGAATTAAATAAGATTTACAATGAAAATTGTCTTGAAACTATGAAGCGTATGCCTGATAACTTTGTGGATATGACTTTAACCAGTCCACCTTATGATAACTTACGAGATTACAAAGGATATTCTTTTGACTTTGAAAGTATTGCAAAAGAATTATTTAGAATTACAAAAGAGGGAGGTGTAGTAGTTTGGGTAGTTGGAGATGCCACAATAAACGGAAGTGAAAGTGGAACGAGTTTCAAACAAGCTCTTTTCTTTAAGGAATGTGGATTTAACTTACACGATACTATGATTTATTATAAGAATAATTGGGTGCCACTAACACATAATCGTTTTGAACAAAGTTTTGAATATATGTTTGTTTTTAGTAAAGGACGGCCAAGAACTTTTAATCCTATAATGATAAAATGCACTAATTTTGGTAAAACAAAAAGTATGTCTTATAAAAGTGGAACTACCAATGAAAATGCAAGTATGAGAAGTGGTATGGATAGAGATGTAATTGTTAAAGAAGAAAAAATAAAAAACAATGTTTGGGATTATGATATTGGAGCAGGTAAATCATCAGTTGATAAATATGCTTTCGAACATCCTGCGATATTTCCTGAAAAACTTGCTTCTGACCATATAAAATCTTGGAGCAACGAAGGAGATTTAATTTATGACCCATTTATGGGAAGTGGAACAACAGGTAAAATGGCAGTAATGCTTAAAAGAAATTATATAGGAAGTGAAATAAGCGAAGAATATACCAAACTCGCCGAAGAAAGAATTAAAAGCATATCAAACACATTGTTTTAAAATTTACAAACCTAACACCCAAAGGGTAGCAGTAAGGAATTAGAATATATGATAACAGAACTTATACAAACAATTTTAAATACTATTAAGCAAACATTTTTTTGTTGGCACAAATGGGAGATAGTAATAAGAAAAGATAACGGAGCAGACTTTTGGATATGTAAGAAGTGTGAGTATCTTAAAAGTTTTTAAGTAAAGTTATCCACAGCATACCCTTTGACATACTCTATAAAATAATATACACTTAAATTATTAAAGCGTTGCTAGTCCCAACGAAGAATAAATTAAAAATGGTGTATCGGTGGGGGAAAAGAAATAGCAATATTTCGTGGGAAGTTTGGGAAATGCAAAAAGTACCCTATAACCGATATTTCCCCACAGGTACATCATTAAAAAAAGTATGACAAAAGATTACGAAGATGTGTTGTTAGATAACAGTAGTTATGTAGGAGATGACGGTCGAGAACTCCCAGAGCTAGGGGAATTACCAGAAGAAGAAACTAACGAAGACCAAGACGATGAATAAAACAATAGAATTAAACGAACAACAATTAGGATTAGTCAAAGCGTGTTTAGAAGATGTTATAAAAAATGGTTACAGTACCACAACAAGAATGGTCGCGTTACAAATAATTAAAAAGTTAGAAGAATAAAAGTATGAAAAATATATACAAAGCATTAGCAGAATTTCAACAAGAAGTACCAGTTATATCAAAAGATGTTTCAGGATTTAGTTACAAGTATGCAGACTTACCTTCAATATTTGAAATAATCAATCCACTTCTAAAAAAGCACGGTTTAGGATTTACTCAACTTATAAACGGAAATAAAATAAAAACAGTTTTGTTCCACATAGATACTGCAGAAGTAATAGAAAGTGAAACAGATATGCCAATAGAAGATTTGGTTTATGTAGAAAATGTAAAAAGTAAATTTGTATTAAGGGGATTTGAAGGAATGAACAAAGCACAAGCAGTCGGAGCTATGATAACTTATTTCAGAAGATACTCACTTGCTTCAATGCTCGGTATAGTAACTGATACAGACACAGACTCAAGCACAAAGGTCGTTGTAACAGATGATGAGCTTGGATTCTAATGAACAGAAAAGAATGGAACGAGATGTTAGATAAATATCTCGGCAGTAATGAAATATCATCAGAAGATTACTTTAGTTTAAATCCAATTCAAAAAGCCATAATACAAGAAATAAAAAAATCATTTAAAAGGATAACAAGCAAAATAAACAATGAAGAACTTTAATCTACAAAAGAATAAATTTAAAAAGACAGAAAACGCACCAGATTATAAAATCTCCGTAAACATAGGGGACAAAGACGATTCAAACTTTGTAGAAGCAGGAGCGTGTTGGGTAAAGAAAGACAGAACAGGAAATACTTTCTTGTCTTGTAAATTATCAGACGCTTACGCAGACCATACTAAGAACATAGCAAGAAAAGGATTTGAGCTAGTTATGGACGGTCAAACAGAAAGAGTAAAGACTTATCAAGATAAGCCAGATATTCAAGAAGAAGATGACTCAGAAATACCCTTCTAAACGCTCAAAACTGCGATTTAAGGCACATTACTAACTAAAAACGATATATGCCTACAGGAGTATACAAAAGAACAAAAAAATTAAAACATTCTGGTCAATTTAAAAAAGGATTTTTACCTTGGAATAAAGGAACTAAAGGATTAGTTAAGTCTACAAAACCAATGTTAGGGAAAAAACATTCTGAAGAAACTAAAAGAAAAATGTCAGAATCTAGAAAAGGTCATAATCGTGGAGGTTGGAAAATAAAGGAAGACGCTAAAAGTAAAATAAAAGGTCGCAAATTAAGTGAGGAAACAAAAATAAAAATTAGTTTAGGTCATTCAAAAGAGAAACATTGGAATTGGCAAGGAGGAATTAGTCCAGAAAATAAGTCTTTAAGACAATCTCGTGAATACAAACTTTGGAGGAAAGCAGTGTTTGAAAGAGATAATTGGACTTGTATATTTTGTTTACTTAAAGGAGGTAAACTAAACGCAGACCATATAAAACCTTTCGCTTATTTCCCTGAACTTCGCTTTGCAATAGATAACGGTCGAACATTATGTGAACCTTGCCATAGAACAACTGATACTTATATGGGCAGGGCTAAGAATAAATATAAAAAATAATGGAATTACGAACACTTATAACCCAAGTAAAAGAGAAAAATCTAACTAAAGAACAGTTAGAAAATTACGCAGACGAATTGTCTAGTCTTTACGCAGAAATGACACTTGAAGTAGCAGACTTAGAAAAAGAAGAAGCTATCTTTATGGAAAGTTTTGAAGCAACAGTTGCAAGAGCAAAAGTAGTTTGGAAAGCCACACCAAAAGGACAAAGGTTGATTGTCTTAAAAAGGTATCTATTAGCTACAAAAGAAATGCTGAACTCATTAAAAAGCAGAACTTACAGACTTATTTATTAACAAATCATTAACTTAAATAGATATGGAAGAAGACATACAAGTTGAAAAATCTCATAGAATAATAGATGGAAGTTGCAATTTTTGTCCCAATAGCACAACTGTTTATGTTATAAGAGGAAATAGTTTGCAGTTTCGTTTATGCCTTAATTGTTTTGTGATTATTAGAAAAAAAATAAATAATTTTTCTAAGTAAAATATGAAAAGAGATAAAAAAAATGTGGAGTATTGGAATAAAAGAATATCAAGTCTATTTGAACTCGCCCCTGAAATGAGTTTAGTAGCAAAAAGATACGATAGTCTAAAACTACTCTTACAAGAAAAATATCCTTTCATAAAAGAGCAAGAAAATCATATACAGTTTTTAAAAGACGTAGTGTATCTTGACCGCTTAATTAGAAAAGAAACCGAAGACCAAGAAATAGAAAAAAAGAAAATTTTATCAGACCAGTATGTAGTAGATAATTATATTAAAAGTTAGTACTTATCAAGTCGGTGATAAGATTATTAGAAAAATAGTGAAATAACAATATGCAAATAGAGATAAACGAAAAAGAAATAATGACAGACGTTATAAATTATAACGGAACTATGCATAGTGCAATAAGAAGTGAAATTACTAACCGAATGGTAAATAAAATTGTAGATGATTTAGAAGAAACATATTTTGATACCAGTTATTATGCAAGGTCAAAAGAAGAAATTACCCAATCTGTATTAGAAGAATTAGAAAAAGAACAAAGAAATATTTTTAAAAAAATCTTGAAATCTTTTAAAGATAAATACCGTTGGAGTAAAAACAAAGATAAGTTAGAAAAATTCAAAAAGATTATAGACGAAGTAGCAGAGGAAGCTTTAGAAGAAGAAACAAAAGTAGATTAACAAATTAAGAGCCTCCCTAGTAGCTCACTAAATAAGATTAGGGGAATAAAAATGGAAACAATATTAGGTTTAGCAATGTTATATTCTTGGGGACATTTAGTTTACTTAAACTGGACTAAATTAAAAGACTTAACAAATTATGAAAAAGGTGTAGCAGTATTTGCT